AACAGAATTTGCTCTGGAACTTTTATTCTATCAATCTGAAGTATTTGGTTTAAGGCACTTACTTTATGCACCTGATATAGGATCATACAACGAAATAAGGCGTAAACTATTAGTCAAGTACTATCGCAGAAGCTTTAGAGGGTATGAAAACTCAATAAGTAATGCTGAAATAATTATGGCGACTGCATGGATTGATACTTACTTTCTAATTGCTCAAAAGGATGACCCTAAAAGACCATTAACGCCAATAGATTTATGGAATTTTGCTTCAGATTATCAAGATAAAAACGGTTCAATCAATACTTGTTTTATTGATTCTTGGAAAAACTTATTTCATGATATGCAACCTTTTGGAGGAAGAGAGGATTTATATTTGGATTATGTTTTAAGTTACAGAAACGAACTGGCAGAGGCAAAATGTAAACACTTTATGACTATTGCACATCCTAAAAAAATGGAAATAATGATGAAAGATGGAAGTAAGCCAAAAAGAAGGGTACCTGATTCAGATGACATCAAAGGCGGTAGCGCATGGAATAGTAATGGAAAAGTAATTATAACAGTAGACTATCCAGACCGAAATAAACAAACAGTTGATTTATACTTTAATAAGGTTAAGCCTGATGTATTGGGCAGAGCTAATGTACTATTTGAGAAATTAGAATTTGACTGGAGAAAATCAAGGTATTTAGAAGTAATTGAAGGTAAAATATGCTACGCTGGGGAAGGTAAAGAATATAAAGAAAGAGGAGAATTTATAGGATTTGCAGGAATAAACGAAGAAACGCCATTTTAAATATGTTAAAAATAAAAGAACCATTTATTGAACTTTTGAAACATAAGTTCAACTCAAACAATGCTGAACAAAATAAAATTGACATGATAAATTATGTTGATTTAGTAGCAAGTTATGAAACAGAAGAAACACCACAATATGTTATTGATTATTGGAAAAACATGAAAGTTAAAGTAAGAGAACTATGAACCACTTAGAACGATACGAATACTACAAAGCTCAACAAGATAGACAATTTAATTTCACTTTAACCAACCACGCAATGGCAGATATTGAACGAAGAATAGGAAGGCGACCACAAAGGATTCAAGCTGTAATAGACTTAGAAAACTTTTTAAATGATTCCGAAAACAAGATTTCAAAGATACCTGATGAAAGATTAAGAAACTCTAAACTTGATCAGTTAAAGTTACTTTACAAAGTTCACGATACAATTAGTCAAATGCTAACTGCCGAAATGTACGCACTAACTAAATTGGACGAGGCTAAGGCTAAGATATCAGAACTGGAGCAACAGAACTACGATTTAGCTACACGAATAAATGTTCTTGAATTGTAAAAAACTTGTTAAAAACTCCGAAACAAATAGATTTAAATTTGTTACATAATGACACGATGAGCAACCTAAACTATTATATACACTGGTTTGGGCAATGCGAACAAGCACATAGAATACCGTTTATCGTCGGTAAGTCTTAAGTTCTATTGACAGCAGGGAAAGACCTGCATACTTTTAAAAAACTAATTTATAAAAAATGCTAATTAATATAAACCTTTGTCTAAGCGACATCCCACAAGAAAAAATCTTTACTTCAAAGAATGGTAAGAAGTACTTATCAATTTGCGTAACTGACAGAAAAGAACCTGACCAATTCGGTAATGACTTAACTGCCTACATCAATCAATCTCAAGCAGAAAGAGAAGCAAAACAACCAAGAAAATTTGTTGGTACTGCTAAGAATTTAAAGAAAACTGCATTAACTGAAAAGAACGATTTACCTTTCTAATGAAAAAGCCATCAACAAAAGTAGTTAGCTTAAAAGAATGGGTAAATAATTATGTTTACAAATGGATTTTGCAACAAGAAAAAAGAATCAAAAGTGAAGCAAAAAAGCTGTAAAATATGCAAGGTTAAGTTTGAACCATTAAAACCACTTCAACAAGTATGCTCACCTGCTTGCGCTATTTTATTGGCAGAAAAGAACAAGTCTAAGAATGAGAAAAGAGAAAAGACCAAGATAAAAAAAGACCTAAGAGAGGCAGCCAAGACTATCAGCACTTACCGAAAGGAACTTCAAATAATCGTCAATAAGATAGTGCGAGAAATTGATGCAGGATTTAACTGCATTAGTTCAAATAGAGCTTATAAAACAAATGATCAAGCTGGGCATTATTACTCTGTTGGTGCTTATCCGAGTTTAAGATTCAATCTTCATAACATTTACTCTCAATCGGTAGCTGATAATCTTTACAAGTCAGGTAACCAGATTGGTTACACAAAAGGGTTAATTAGAGAATTTGGCGAAGAATGGATAAAGATAGTTACTCAATTACCTGAGGAATACAGAGAAATCAAGTTGGATAAAGAAGATATTAAACAGTGCATTCTAAACGCTAAGGACTTTCTTAAAATTGTTCAAGAGTACAAGAAAGAAAACGAGTTAATGACCAGTCATCGGATTTATTTGCGAAACTTAGGTAATAAGACTATCGGAATTTATGCTGAGTAAAGAACAGATAATACTTCAGTTCTACAATAGCCCAAATCCGATGCAGATTTGCAAGAAAATCTCCCATCAATATTACACCGACGACCTTTTACACGAATGTATTTTAACTCTTTATGATTTAGACGAAAACAAAATACTTGATGCACATAAAAACAACTACTTGACCTATTTATTCTACAAGATAGTGAGCAATTCTTATGTATCTTACACCAGTCCATTCGCCAAGAAATACAAACATTTTGAAAATAACACAAATAACTTTGAAAAAATTAAGACAGAGAGCGATTTTGAAAGTAGTGATTTTGAGAATGAAAATGAGAAATTTACTCAGGACATTGAAAACTCAATAGCCGAGCTTGAAGAATATGACCGAGAACTATTTAAACTTTATATCCAATTCGGGGACTTTAGAAAAATTAGCAATCTGGTAGACATCAAGTACGGAGCAGTCAGACACTCTATTTTACAAACTATAAACTATTTAAAAACAAAACACCATGAACAATTTAATAATCTGCATTTTGATTGGTTCGGCAGGGTATGTGTTGAGCCAGACAATAATAGATTTCTGGAGGAAGAAATTTAATACTTACCCTAAAAAACCTTTGAGCTGCGGTTACTGTCTTTCGTTTTGGATTGGGTTAGTAACTTTTCTCATCAAAGAACCTACTTTATATGCGTTCGGTTACGCTTGTTTATGTGCAGTCATGTCTTCTATCATCTTTAAAAAAATAACTCAATGAATCAAGAAATTTACGATTTACTCCTTCCTTTAAAACCAAAGTGGGAAATCTACAAAAATGAACATCATTCAATTTTTACTAACATTGATTTTAATTTGGTTCAGGAAGCATGGTCCAAAATGTTTGGCGCAGCTCCAAGAAACTTAGGTTGTCAATCTTGCGTTCAGGAGTTACTGACAAGAGTATTTATTCAGTTTGATAATTTTGTTCCTATACAACCTAAAAGAAAAAGAAATGCTAAAGTTTAAACATTCAGGTAATACTGGTGATATTATTTACTCACTTAACGCAATTAGAAAGGCTTGTCAAGATAATGAGTCTTTAGGCGTACTTTATTTGCATTTGAATCAACCTTTAAGACACATTATGGCAGGACACCCACTCGGCAACGTGATGCTAAACGAGTATATGTTTAAAATGCTAAAGCCTTTATTGCTTAGTTGTGACTTTATAGTTGACGTTATGCCTTACAATGGACAAAAAATTGATTACGACTTAGATAAGTTTAGGAATATTGCCTTAAATTTAAATGCAGGAGATATTAAAAAATGGTATTACTACGCTTACCCTGAATTAACTTTTGACATTGAAGGTCCTATCTTTAGTTCAGAAAAGCCTAAAGAGGATTTTTTGCTAATTAATCGCACAAATAGGTATCAAAATAATCAGATAGACTATTCTTATTTGAATGATTACAAAATTAAGCAAATGTTTGCAGGTACTAAGGATGAATTTGAAGTAATGAAAAAGACTTTGCCAAAGCTTGAATATTTAAAAGTTAATAATTTTTTTGAGTTAAAAAATTGGATAGCAGCAAGTAAAGTATTTATTGGCAATCAATCAATGTGCTTTGCGATAGCTGAGCAGTTACAAACGGAAAGAATTTTGGAGGTTTACTTTGGCTGCCCAAATGTTATTCCTGCTGGTGGGGAGTTTTACGATGTATTTAACCAGAACGGATTTAAACACGCTTTAAAAAATTTAATATGAAAATAGTTTACTGGGATAAACACCCCGATGAGTTTGAAAGAGTTAATCACTATTTAAACTTAGCAGGCTTAGAATGTGAAAGATTTATTGGAGATAACCCTCCGACTGAATTTGATTTATTGTTTGTACATGATGGACCTTTTGCAGGGCAAGTTCCACACGATAGGAGAAAAGACTGCAT